TTTAGCATCAGTTGACAAAATCTGGAGTAAGAAAGAAGAAAAAGAAGAAGAGTAATGGCTTATCCTTTACCTCCTATTACGATGGTAGACTTTCCGGCCAAGGAATACTACCAATCAACTTTCAAGAAAAGACAAATCTTTCTTCACCACACCGCCGGTGGACCTAAAGCGTCTTCGGTTTGGAACTGGTGGCAGAACGATAAAGGCAGAATTGCCACTTGCATCGTTATTGACCATTCAGGAGAAATTACCCAAGGATTCTCTTCCAGGTTCTGGGCCTACCATTTAGGATTAGGCAACAGGCACTTTGGTGTTCACGGACTTCCTTATAAGAACCTAGACAAGACTTCAATCGGGATTGAGATTTGTAACTGGGGACAGTTAACAGAAAAGAACGGTAAGTTCTACTCTTACGTTAATTCAGAGATTCCAGCCGATCAGGTTATGGAATTAGATACTCCTTATAAAGGCTTCAAATTCTGGCACAACTACACAGATGCCCAGATTGCTTCTGTAAAAGAATTATTACTATTCTGGAATGATGCTTACGGTATTCCTTTAGACTATAATGAGGATATCTGGGAAGTAACCCCACGTGCACTCAAAGGAGGCAAGGGAGTATTTACTCACAACTCAGTAAGGAGAGACAAAGTGGATGTCTACCCGCATCCAAAATTAATAGAAATGTTAAAAGAAATTTCCAACTAAAATGAAATCAACCTTAGCTATAATCTTATCAGTATCAACAGTTGCGGCTTTTTTATGCAGTTATTTTCTACAATTAACTATGGACAATGCCTAGCAGTATCTGGCGATTATATCTCTGGTTTTTGTTGATGGATTCTTCGGCGTAATTGCCGGAATAAAAAGGGAAGGGTTTAAAACCTACAAGGCATTAAAAGTTCTTAAGACTGCTATTTACTGGGTTATTTTATTAACCTTAATCTTGATGATCGAAAAAGGATTTCCAGGAACAGGATGGCTTTCAGAGACAGTTACTGTACCCTTTATTGTTTTCGAATTAATCTCAGTTTTAAAGAATGCTTCAATGGCCGGATTTTTAAATCACAAGGAAGTAAATTATGTTCTGGATAAAATCGATAAGCATAAAGGTGTACGTAAATGAAATTATCTAAATTAGGAAAGGTTGCTTTAGGAATTGCCATTTTAATAATGGTGATCTTCTTTACCGTTCAAACGTCTTTAGTAATCGGTTTTTTTGAAACAAGTTACAACTTTACATTATTTGGATGGATAAGCGTGGTATCGTTTATGCCCTTCTTTTTCCTAGTTCTTGTAGAGATGATAAGGAAGGTCAAGTATAAATTTCAATCTATTGATGATACCCTGCAGGCACTAAATGCCTCTAATGCAGTCGTTGAATTAGATTTAGAAGGAAATATCATAGCTGCCAATCCTATATTCTGCTTTCTAACAGGTTATTCCGAAGAGGAGTTAACTGAAATGAATCATTCCCAGCTGGTAGATTTTAAAACATATTCTAAAGAAGACTATGCACAATTCTGGCATAATTTAAAAAGAGGGCGTCCGGTGACCGGGGAATTTAAAAGAATAACAAAAGACGGGTCTGAAATTTGGATCTACGGAAATTATAACCCAATCAAGGATCCTTACGGGGAAACTTACCGTGTATTAAAAATTGCTTCTGATGTTACGGCAGAAAAAGCCGTTCAAATGGAAGTTGCTAAAAAGAACGCTTACTTAGAACATGCAGCCAAGATTCTAAGACATGATATGCATTCAGGAATTAATACTTATATTCCTAGAGGGTTAAGCAGTTTAAAAAGAAGACTTGACAGCAGTAAAATAAAAGATCTTAAAATAGGCTCTCCTTTAAAAATGATTGAAGAAGGCCTTACACATACCCAGAAAGTCTACAAAGGGGTAAAAGAATTTACAAACCTTGTTAAAAAAGATGCTAAGTTAGATAAAGAGGCAGTTGATCTAAAAGAAGTTTTAGACAATTATCTCAAGTCTACTTCATACGCCAAGCAGGTACTGATTGAGCCTTTAAGAGTCTGTGCTGTAAATGAAGCTTTATTCTGTACAGCGATTGATAACCTAATCAGAAACGGATTAAAGTATAATGACAGCTCTACTAAGATGGTAAAAATCTATACCGAGGAAGAGGCTTTAGTCATTGAAGATAATGGCCGGGGAATGTCACAGGAGGAGTTTGAAACTCTATCCCAGCCCTATACCCGGAAAGAGAATCAAAAAGAAGGCGGCTCAGGCCTGGGGTTAAATATTTGTTTGGCAATCATGGAAGAGCACGGTTTTACAATCAAAGCAGAAAAACTAAAACAAGGAACTAAATTAAGAATAATAGTAAGATGATAGACTCAATTTTGCTCGTAGACGATGAAGACTTATTTCATCTAGTGTTTGAAGACGCATGCAGTCTTTTGGATATGACCTTATCTTTAGAGGCTTTAAATTCCTCTGATGAAGCTGATAAACTATTTAGAAAATGGTTTTTAGAAGGTCCAAAAGAAGAAAGACCAAAGTGCGTTTTTGTAGATTTAAATATTATCGGTTCTTCCTTTGACGGGATTGAATTAATTAGAAAGATTAACAAAGACTACGGTAACGGAGTGGTGATAGGAATTATATCATCCTCAGACGACCATCAGGAAATTGAGAAGGCAAAAGAAGTCGGTGCACAATTCTGGATAATCAAATCAGATGAAATTGAACCTAGACTTGAGGACTTCTTGAAAGATTATGACGGGTATGTAAAAAAGACAGCTCCGTTTAAAGTTTATAGATAATTTAAAATATAAAACCCAATGAGTGACATTCCAGAAGTAATTATTAATAACGATGGGTATATACCTAGCGATGTACCTGCATTAAAAGAACTCCATTCTAAGGTTAAAGAATGGCAACCTCAAGCTCACCAACCTTAAATCTTAAAAGAAGTAAAAGAAGCTAAAAACATATACGGTGTTATTAGTAGAGGAAAAAAGATAAAAAGTTATTTTGATAAAATGCAAAATAATATAGGTGACGACGAAGTTGCAGCATCTGAAGATACAGACACAGTTGTAGAAGTAACTAGTGATTTAGCTGAAACTGGAGAAGTTTTAGAAGATTTAATACCTCTTCTACTATTATAAATGATTGAAGTAACAGAACATACTAGAAATGTTCTACTAGAGGTTGCGAAAAGTAAAAAAATCTATGTAGAAGGTAACTTCCTTAAATTATTAGAGGCAGAGGACGGAGATACTGAGTTTGCTAAATACCTGGAGACCTGTAAAGAAAAAGACGTAACTGCCAGGAGGAAAAGACTGGAAGTAACCAAGCAGGTCCAGGCCCAGAATAAAGACTTGGCAAAAGCTGCTAAGAAGAATGAAACTCTAATGCAGGATCTTCAGACTGCACTAGACCAGGCCGAAAAAGCAAAACATGAAGCCGAGCAGGCTAAAGCAGAAGCGGAAAAATTAAGAGACGATGCCGTTGAAGATCTAGAAACTCTTCAGAAAAAAAGTCAATTTGAATTAGTAGGAAGGATTGTTAAGGTGGCTCTTATAGTTATTATGAGTGTTGGATTGATAACTACTTTATTATTTGCATACACAATAGTAATCGGTCAAGAAAATCCAATCCTAGAATCAACCTGGTCCAATCTATTCGGTATCCTTTTAACTAATTCATTTTCAATTGTTGGAACTATAATGGGAGTAAAATATGCTACAGGTAACAAAGAGTCTTAAATACGGAAGCAAAGCATACTGGGATTCAGTGTTTGCTCAATATGATTCAGCACGGATAAGTCATGATAGATGGAGAGATAGTATGGAAGCTTTAGAAGAGACTCCTTACGTGGTACAAAAAGAATTATTTGCAACAGATGCTCAATACTATATAATTCCGGCTGCTGTTGCTATTCTACTTATTATTCTTATCTTTGGAGCAATACTTGCCTGGGACGGTAGGCAGGCAGAGAGAGCAAAGAAAAGCAAAAAAACTTCTATCTTAAATTATAGAGAGAATGAGACAAAGACTAAAAAAACTAAAAAAGTACGTTAAATGGTTTCTAGCCTTAATGGTTGAGACTATGAAATTCTAAAAAAGAATTTGCCCTCCTCTATTTATTACTATACCTTTAGTGTATGGGTAAAAAACTCTTTCCATACTTAATAGCATTAACAGCATTATCAGTCTCAGCATCAGCAGCCTATTATTCAGTAACGGGCCTATCTAAATTATTTGCCGGAGCGGCATTTGCTGTTATAATCATGGCCGGTTCTTTGGAAGTGGCTAAGATAGTAATTGCTTCCTTACTACATCAATACTGGAAGACAATGAATAAGGTGCTTAGAACCTATCTAACTCTTGCTACCATTATATTGATCGGTATAACATCAGCCGGTATTTATGGATTTTTATCTTCAGCATACCAGGAAACGGCAAC